TACGGTCGTAAGTGCCGTCCTCGCCTGCAAGGCTACCACTAAGGTGGCAGAGATTCTCGATGAAACTAAGGGTACTCTTGATACTATCCATGAGGGTATGGAAACTGGCGCAATCAACGGTCAGGAGTATACGACCGAGGACGGCAAGAAGGACACGGTTGTGGTCTATGCTCAGACGGGAATGAAGCTCGCAAAGCTTTATGGTCCTGCCATCATTCTTGGTACGCTGTCCATCACCAGCATTCTGGCATCCAACAATATTCTTCGCAAGCGCAATGTTGCTCTCGGGGCTGCTTATGCGGCAATCAATAAGAGCTTCAAGGAGTATCGTGGTCGGGTCATCGAGCGTTTCGGCGAACAGGTCGACACTGAACTGAAATATGGCATCAAAGCGAAGAAGTTCGAGGAGATCGAAGTTGATCCCGAGACCGGTAAGGAGAAGAAGGTCAAGAAGACTGTGATGGTCGCTGACCCTAATCTCCAGAGCGATTATGCTGTATATTTCGACAGCAAGAGCCGCAACTACGAAACCAATCCCGATTATAACCGCATGTTCCTCAAGGCACAGCAGGCATTTGCAAACGACAAGCTTCAGACCCGTGGTCACCTCTTCCTGAATGAGGTTCTGGACGATCTGGATCTTCCTCGTACCCCTGCTGGTCAGATTGTCGGTTGGACAAAGGATGGTCCGGACGGCTATGTTAATTTCCGTATCGTTGAGGTAGAGCGTGAGACCGAGGATGGTCGTCATGAGCCGGCGCTTCTGCTCGACTTCAATGTTGAGGGTAACATCTGGGAAAAGATGTAATCAACCACCTTCAGACTTGGACTGGGGGTGATATTTTTAATGTAAAGGAGTTTTAATAATGCGCATCAAACCACGAGCGATAGCCGCCGTTCTTTGCATGATATTCTTTGTTGGTTTTGCAGTATGCGGTGTGGTTCGCTCTACAGATAAAGAAACATCGGAGATTAAGCAATCTTATCCGGTTCTTGCGGAGGCAGAGCCGGTGATTATGGCGGATCTTCTGATGGAATCTCCTAACTTAACACCTGAGGTGAAGAATGAGCCGGACTATCCTCTTACACAAGAAGAGATCGACCTCATAGCACTCGTAACCATGGGTGAAGCCGAAGGAGAAACAGAACTGGGAAAACGTTTGGTCATTGATACAATTCTTAACCGTATTGACCATCCATCTTTCCCGGATACTGTGTACGATGTTATTTATCAACCCAATCAGTTCAGCGTGATGTGGAACAGCAGGATTGACCGTTGTTATGTCATGCCTGAGATTGTTGAGTTGGTAAAAGAAGAACTTTTGGAACGGACAAATTACGATTGTGTGTTCTTCATGGCTGGAGGATACAGCAAGTATGGTGAGCCTTTGTTTCAGGAGTGTTGTCACTACTTTTCGAGTTATGACTGAAAGGAGAACATAAAATGAAAGCTTTGTTTTCGTACATTCTTTCCACTATGGCAGGGCTTTGCCTCGTAGGAGGCATTGCTGTTCTCTCCGGTGGAAAGGAGTAAATAATGGATATTCTGGATGATTTCATCTCAACCGTCGATGCCATGTTGGACAGTCGGCGGAAAAGACACATTACTGGCGGGATTCTTCTGAGTGCAGCATTGCTGTTCGGAGGTCTCGCCATTACTGTTGTTACAATTCAAACTGACGAGGAGGAATACGAAGATGAGTAAAACCGGTTTCGCTATGTTTATGGCTGGAGCCACGGTAGGCGCCGCAGCAACATGGCTTTGTCTTAGACGGTATTACGAGCAGATTGCACAGGAAGAGATTGATTCTGTGAAAGCGGCATTTGCCGAAAGAAAGCCCGTAAACACTAATATTGCCAAGAATGAAAAGAGCAATGAAAAGCAGGAGGAAAATCAGCATAAGGCAGATATTGCCAAGCTGAAACCCGACCTGGTGAATTATGCTGCTAAGCTTCAGGAAGAGGGCTATACCAATTACACGGAGCACAGCAAGAAAAATACTGAAGAAAAAAAGGATGATCCTATGCCCAATGAACCTTATGTCATCTCTCCGGACAATTATGGTGAGAATGACAATTACACGCAGATCAGTCTGGTCTATTATGCTGGTGACGGAGTCCTTGCCGACGATGAAGATGAAGTCGTCGAGGATATTGAGGACACTGTTGGCGAGGATTTTGCTGAACATTTCGGAGAGTATGAGGACGATTCGGTCTTTATTCGTAACGACCGTCTGAGATGCGATTATGAAATTCTCAGAGACAATCGCTCTTTCTCCGATGTGGCTGAAGGCTCCAACTACTAATAGGAGGATCGAATGACTGAAATTGAGCTGAACAATGAATATTTTGAGTGGATGTGTCAGCTCGTATGTAACGAACGATATAGCCGGAGGCTGTCTTATCAGAAGCTTCTTCGTCATCTGCATAATATTGATTTTCAATATATGCTGCCGATGGACGGAAATCGAGCAGAAGATGGGATAGACCTCCGGTATCGTTTTGGTTATGAAAAAGAATACGAGGGTCTTATGATTGCCAGTTATCTGGATAACCGCCCTTGCAGTGTATTGGAGATGCTTATTGCCTTAGCGTTTCGTTGCGAAGAACATATTATGACCGACCCGGATATCGGTAACCGAATGGGACAGTGGTTCTGGAACATGATTGTCAGTCTGGGTTTAGGGTCGATGAGTGATTCTCGTTTTGATGCGGCGTATACGGACGATGTAATATCTCGATTTATGAACCGCAAATACAAGCGAAATGGCGAAGGCGGTTTGTTTACCGTCGAACGCTGCAAGTATGACATGAGAACTGTCGAAATATGGTGGCAGATGAATTGGTATTTGGACAGCATCCTATGAAGGAGAATTACCATGATTCATACGCAAGTGTACGGGTTTTTCCAGACATGCTTACCCGACCAGGCGAAGGAGGTAAAAGAATACTTCCCAAATGGTAAAAACAGCATTCGAATTCGCAAAACCAACGGACAGGAATTTATATTTTCGTTGAGAGAGCCGAAGGCTTGGAAGTTTGAAACGATCGATCAATTTCTTGCCGACATGAAAGGAGAAAAGAAACATGGATGAAATGATTCGTTATATTTTCGGAAGTCTTCGCTGCTCCGAAACTGCGATGCGTGTGTTTGCTAAGACGCTCAGAAAACAGAGGTCTTTCAATCGCAGCACCGTCATGGTCGCCACGGTTATGACTGTGCACATGCTTATCCAGGACTTGGAGATTCGCAGTATGCGTGACGAGATCGGGAACCTTAAAAACGAAATCAAGGAGCTTAGAAAAACGGAAGGAGACTAAAGAACTTCGATGATCGACTTTTTAATGATTTCGACCCGTAGTACGAAGCGTGGTGTAATAGAAATCTATCCGAAGTTTATCATTAAGAAAAGCTCCGACCTGATGATTAGAGGCGGTGACTTCTATGCCATTTGGTTAGAAGACCGAGGTTTATGGTCTACGGATGAGCAAGATGCACTCCAGCTTATTGACCGGGAACTTGACAAGTATGCAGAGGAAAACCGCAAAAACTTTGATTCGAGTATTAAAGTTCTGCACATGTGGGATTCCGAATCCGGAATGATCGATTCGTGGCACAAATACTGTCAAAAGCAGATGCGAGACTCTTTCCACATGCTTGATGAGAAACTTATATTCTCCAATACTCCGACGAACAAAAAAGACTATGCAAGTAAGCGGCTGAACTACCCCCTTGAGGAAGGGACCACGGATGCATGGAATAAACTGATGTCCACAATTTACTCTGAAGAAGAGCGAACGAAAATTGAATGGGCTATTGGTTCTATTGTCTGTGGAGAGTCGAAAAAATTGCAGAAATTTATGGTTCTGTACGGTGCAGCAGGTACGGGTAAGTCTACAGTTCTGAACATTGTTCAGCAACTCTTTGAAGGATATTACTCGGTCTTTGATGCTAAGGCACTGGGTTCATCCAGCAACTCCTTTGCGCTGGAGGCATTTAAGACAAACCCACTTGTGGCGATTCAGCATGATGGCGATCTGTCTCGTATTGAGGATAACACCCGACTGAACAGTTTGGTTTCTCACGAACTGATGACAGTAAACGAAAAGTTCAAATCGACCTATGCAAACCGCTTCAAGTGCTTCCTGTTTATGGGCACCAATAAACCGGTCAAGATTACGGACGCAAAGTCAGGTCTCATCAGACGATTGATCGATGTGTCCCCTTCCGGAAATAAATTGAGTCCCAAGGAATACAAGGCGGTGACAAAGCAGATCGAATTTGAGCTCGGTGCGATTGCTTATCATTGTCAGGAAGTCTATCTGGAGAATCCGGGCAGATACGATGATTATATTCCCGTGACGATGCTCGGTGCATCTAATGATTTCTATAACTTCATTATTGATTCTTACCATGTCTTCAAGAAAGAAGACGGGACAACTCTCAAAGCCTCGTGGGAGATGTATAAAACCTATTGCGATGAGGCAAAAGTCACCTTCCCATTCTCTCAGAGGATATTTAAGGAGGAACTGAAAAACTACTTCCGGGATTATAAGGAGAGATTCAATCTCGATGACGGAACTCGTGTGCGAAGCTATTACATTGGCTTTCGAACCGAGAAATTCGAGGATAAGGCACTTACCGAGCAAGACGAGCCTGAGCATAAACTGATCGAGTTCTTAAAACAGAAATCGGTCTTCGATAGAGAATGCGCAGATTGTCCTGCTCAGTATGCTTCGGCTAAAGAGACACCAACTTCCAAATGGGATGAAGTTTCAACTAAGCTAAGCGACTTGACTACATCAAGATTGCATTATGTGAAAGTCCCGGAGAACCACATTGTTATCGACTTTGATATTCAGGATAAGGACGGCAATAAGTCGTATGAACTGAATCTCAAAGAAGCGAGTAAATGGCCGCCGACCTACGCTGAACTCAGCAAAAGCGGTCAGGGCATCCACCTTCATTATATTTATGCTGGTGATGTCAGCAAGCTCAGCCGAGTGTATGACGATCATATTGAAGTGAAAGTCTTCACCGGTAAGAGCTCGCTGCGCAGAAAGCTGACAAAGTGTAATGACTTGCCTATCGCAACGATCAACTCGGGTTTACCACTGAAAGGAGAAAAGCAAGTGATAAATTTTGAAGGAGTGAAGAGCGAGAAAGGGCTTAGAACGCAAATCAAGCGAAATCTGAACAAAGAGTACCATCCGGCAACAAAGCCCAGTATCGACTTCATTTACAAAATTCTTGAGGATGCTTATGCAAGCGGACTCAATTATGACGTGACGGATATGCGGAATGCTGTTTTGGCATTTGCAGCGAGCAGCACACATCAGGCGGATTACTGTATTAAGTTAGTCAACAAGATGCAGTTTAAGTCCGCAGACCAGTCAGCAGGAGCAAAAAATGATGACGCCAAGCTCGTGTTTTACGATGTTGAGGTGTTTCCGAACCTGTTCTTGGTGAATTGGAAAATCGAGGGCGATGGTAAGCCGGTGGTTCGTATGATTAACCCTACCCCGACTGAGATTGAAGAGCTGATGCGATTCCGTCTGGTTGGTTTCAACTGTCGCAGATACGATAATCATATTCTCTACGCCCGGTTGATGGGGTATACGAATGAACAGCTTTATAATCTCTCGACAAAGATCATCAACGGCAGCGCAAATTGCTTCTTTGGCGAAGCCTATAATGTGTCGTATACGGATGTGTATGACTTTTCCAGTAAGAAGCAGTCCCTTAAGAAGTTCGAGATTGAACTGGGTATTCACCATCAGGAACTTGGTCTTCCCTGGGACAAGCCTGTACCGGAGGAGCTTTGGACAAAGGTCGCCGAGTATTGTGACAATGATGTCATTGCGACAGAAGCAACCTTTAATGCTCGTAAAGCAGACTTCACGGCTCGTCAGATTCTGGCAGATGTGGCGGGGATGTCCGTCAATGATACAACGAACTCGCTGACTACCAGAATTATATTTGGTAACAACCGCAAGCCTCAGGATCAGTTCAATTACCGTTTCATGGGTGACGAGAGTCAAATCTTCGACCCTAATGCGGATCTTCCGTTTACAATGGGGCTTGAAGACTATGACGAGTTCACACAGTTCGATAAAAACCATCGTCCCATCTTTCCTGGCTACACATTCGAGGGCGGTAAGTCCGTCTACAGAGGCGAAGAAGTTGGTGAGGGCGGCTATGTATATTCTGAACCCGGCATGTACAGCAACATTGCTCTGCTGGATATTGCATCCATGCATCCGAGCAGTATCGTAGCGGAAGAACTCTTCGGACCGGAATACACAAAGCGGTTCAACGAAATTCTTCAGGCTCGTATCGCAATCAAGCATAAGGATTTTGATAAAACCAAGAAAATGCTGGGCGGTGCATTGGCTAAATACCTGACTGACGAAAATGCAGCGGCTGATTTGGCGCAGGCTCTGAAGATTGCAATTAACTCGGTATATGGTCTGACTTCAGCCGGGTTTGAAAATCCGTTCCGAGATAATCGTAACAAGGATAACATTGTTGCTAAACGAGGGGCCTTGTTTATGGTCAATCTCAAGCACGCTGTTCAGAGTCAGGGCTTTACTGTAGCGCACATCAAAACCGACTCCATCAAGATTCCGGACGCAACGCCTGAGATCATCAAGTTTGTGACTGAGTACGGCAAACTGTATGGGTACAACTTTGAGCACGAAGCAACCTATGATCGTATGTGTCTGGTGAACGATGCAGTTTATATTGCTCGATATGCTACGGTTGAGAAGTGCTGCGACCTGTATGGGAAAAAGTACATCGACTCCGCAAAAGATATTTGCAAGGAGAACAAGAAGCATCCGTATGCATGGACGGCGACTGGCACTCAGTTCCAGATTCCTTATGTCTTCAAGACACTTTTCAGCAAGGAGAACATCGAGTTCGAGGACATGTGCGAGACGAAATCTGTGACGTCCTCGCTCTATCTTGACATGAACGAGGCTCTGCCGGATGTAAGTGCCCTTGAAGCGGAAAGAGATAAACTGTGGAAACAGATTACCGATTCTAAACGCATGACTGAGCCGATGCCCACTGAATGTGAGCGTGTCGAAGAACTAACGGACGAAATCGCCAAGGGTCACGACTACCACTTCATCGGAAAGGTTGGGCAGTTCTGCCCGATTAAGCCTGGCTGCGGAGGTGGCATCCTGCTTCGTGAGACTGAAAACAAGAAGACAGGCGAAAAGGGTTATGCTGCTGCTACGGGTTCTAAAGGCTTCAGATGGCTCGAATCCGAGATGGTAAAGCAGCTGGACAAGCAGGGTGACATTGACCGTGGTTATTACAACAACATGGTAGATGAAGCAATCAAGTCCCTGTCTGTTTATGGCGACTTCGAACGCTTTGCAGCAGACGAACCGTATGTTTCGGATAACACACCCCCGTGGTTCGGAGCCGGCGAGCCTCATGAAGAGGATACTACTCCATTTGATGTGAGGTAACGCTTATGATTTTAATTCTGTTAATTGCTGCGCTCATTTATATTTTGTGCACGGCTGATTCTACCGAGTCCTGTATTCCCAATGAGGAGTGCAGGACTTGTCCATTTCCATGCGATAAACGCAAAAATTGAAAGGAGAAACTAATTATGGCTTACAAAGCAGTAGACAACATTATCATCGAGAATGCTCGAATTATCTTCCGCAACTTTAAGGGTGAGGAGTCCAAGTACAATCGTGCTGGCTCCCGCAACTTCTGCGTGGTCATCGAAGATCCTGATATGGCACAGAAGCTCATTGAGGATGGCTGGAATGTTCGTGTTCTGGCTCCTCGTGATGAGGACGAGGCTCCTCGCCATTATATTCAGGTGGCTGTCAGCTTCGACAATATCCCCCCGAAGGTTATCATGATTACTCGTCGAGCTAAGACCCAGCTGGATGAGGAATCCATCGGAACTCTGGACTTTGCAGAGATCCGCAATGTTGACCTGACGATCCGTCCCTACAACTGGGAGGTCAATGGCAAAACCGGTGTCAAGGCATACCTTAAGACGATGTATGTCACCATTGAGGAAGATGAATTCGCTGAAAAGTACGCTGAAACCGAAGGACCTGAGGAGATGCCCTTCTAAAAGCGAATAGGTGCCAGCTTAATACATGTCTGGTTAAATGTCCAGTAAGGTCTCGATTAGGAGTGCACACCTATGACAGTAAGAGGAAACAGCCTATCCCCCTTTGATAACCGAAAGGAGGTAAAGCCATGTTGTGGCAGAAAAAGAAGAAACGCAAAAAGGCTACTAAACCTAAAGCAGTTACTCAAACTGCTGCTCCTCAGCAGCCGGTGGAAGAGATTCAGCAAACGACTGAGCCTGAGAAAAAAGAAGAAACGCCAAAGCAAAAAAAGCCCGCTGGAAAAAAGTCCAAAAAGGTTTTGACTCCGGAAAAAGCTTTCTTAGAAGCATTCGGACGATTGACCAACCGGCATCGGGCTTGGGATGTTTGGCGTGACTTTATTACTATGTTCGCTTGTTCGCTATCTAATCCTCTCGATAAGGAGCACCGGGATAAGCGAGAAGCGTTATATTTGGAAGTCATTAAAAAGTACAATAAGCAGGAGCAAGAGTTGTTTCCTGAACTGGCTGCTCAGACGGTCTTGGCTTTGGAGGAAAATCCGGAGCAAGATTTTCTGGGCAGCATTTTTATGTCTCTCAATCTCGGCAACGAGCATAATGGACAGATCTTTACGCCGTATCATGTCTGCGAGCTAATGGCTGAAATGACGATGGACGACACGGTAAAAAAGGTAGAACAGGACGGTTATATTTCAATTAACGATCCTTGCTGCGGAGCTGGAGCCACATTGATTGCCGGAATCCACGCTGCAAGGAAGCAGTTGGAAAAAACAAACCTGAACTACCAAAATCATCTTCTCGTCGTTGCACAGGATATCGATGAAACGGTGGCACTTATGTGTTATATTCAGCTTTCACTTTTGGGGGTAGCAGGATATGTAAAGGTCGGAAACTCTCTGACAGAACCGATGACGGACAACGACAATAAAGAGAATTACTGGTTTACTCCGATGTATTTTTCTAATGTCTGGGTGCTGCGTCGGATCTTCGGAGGGCACTAATGGCTGGCGTATCCCTGAGAGACTACCAATTAGATGCTGTCGAGAGAATGAAAAACGGCTGTATTCTCTGTGGTGGAGTTGGCAGTGGCAAATCCAGAACAGCTTTGGCTTACTACTACAAGCAAAATGGCGGTAAGCTCGGCACAAAGAATTATATTCGGATGCCAGATACGCCAAAAGACTTGTATATCATCACCACGGCGAGAAAAAGAGACACTTTAGAATGGGAGGGTGAGCTTTCGCCCTTCCTTCTCTCCGTTCATGTAGAAGTCAATACCTATAAAAATAAGGTCGTCGTTGATTCCTGGAACAACATCGGGAAGTATGCAACGGTTACGGACGCTTTCTTTATATTTGACGAGCAGCGTGTTGTTGGTTCAGGAGCATGGGTTAAGGCATTCCTGAAAATTGCCAAATTTAACGAATGGATTCTACTATCTGCCACCCCAGGAGACACATGGGAGGATTATATTCCTGTTTTTGTTGCAAACGGCTTTTATAAAAACCGGACTGCCTTCAAGGAAGAACACATGGTCATGACTTGGGTAAACGGAAAGTATCCCAAAGTAGACAGATATTTGGGGGTAGGACGACTCATCCGACTTCGCAATCGCATTCTTGTGGATATGGATTTCAAGCGGGAAACCCGTTCGCACCATGAGGATGTTTATGTCAATTATGATGTTGCGAAGTATAAAGAGACAAGTCGTCTTCGCTGGAACCCATATAAAAACGAGCCGATTGTCAACGCCGGAGAGCTCTGCTATGTATGGAGACGCATCGTAAATGAGGACGAGTCCAGGCAAATCGCTCTAATGGAGCTGTTTGAGAAACATCCTAAAATGATCGTTTTCTACAATTTCGACTACGAGCTTGATATCCTGAAAAATCTCTACTATGGAGAAAACGTTGAGATTGCAGAATGGAACGGTCACAAGCATCAACCGATTCCGACTTGCGACAGCTGGGTGTATCTGGTTCAGTATACTGCCGGTGCTGAAGGATGGAACTGCATTAGCACAGACACCATTGTGTTCTACTCGCAGAATTATTCCTACAAAATTATGAAGCAGTCAGCTGGGCGAACCGATCGCTTAAATACTCCGTTCAAAGATTTATATTACTACCATTTGAAATCCCGTTCCGGCATTGATTTGGCTATCAGTCGAGCGTTAAGCGAGAAGCGAAATTTCAACGAAACCAAGTATGTCGGCAGCTATAAACCCAAAGCTGCCTGAGAAAGGAGAAAAGATGATAACAATTGATGTCGCGGAGTATTGCTCTGCTTGCATGGACTTCGATCCAGATGTTCAACGACCGCAAAAAGCATACGGAATGAGTGAAGAGATCGTCATATCCGACACGGTTATTCGATGCTCAAATCGAAATCGGTGCAAAAACATTGAGCGATACCTGAGAAAGAAGGTGACGGACGATGGCGTTGGCAAGACTGACGAAGCAATGCCGTGAATGTCCTTTTGTCGAGACCTGTGAGCACAAGGAAATGGAAGCATTGGGATATTTACCAGAACCGATTATGGCAGATGTCAAAGCCCCGGTTACTGCTGATATAGCAGCTCCCATTTTGAGAGAAACTGTAAGCCGTGTAGTAGACGGCAAAGTTGTAACAATGTATAAGGACGAGTTGGAGAAGATCCTTTATAAGGATTTATATTCTCATCTAGGACTTCAGTTTGGAGGCTGAATATGCATAACAATACCAACAATTCAGACAGAATGAATACTGTCGCTTATAAAATCGGGCAGGCTATCGCGCTGGTAGCTTGTCTTTGTGTTTCTAGCATCGTCATTGCTTTAACTGTGAAGTGCATCCTGTGGATTTTGTAAGGCGGTTTTGCAGATGAATGAAGAAAAGGAAGTCTATTTTGACCAATATTGTAAATCTTGCAAGTACCATGGTCTTGAAGAGTCCAAAGACCCGTGCAATGACTGTCTCGCAGAACCCAGCAATACAAATTCCCACAAACCGATGAACTATGAAAGCAAAAACAATTCTTGATGCCGAGAAAAAGGATGCGATTGATATTGCAACGGAACTTTGCTATAGCGAAGAAGTCAAGAGAAAAATTGCGCAGGCAAAATCTGTTTACGAAATTGGTCGCATCCTTAAACAAGCACGGCTCGATCAAGAGTGATATTTCTGAAAGGAGAAAAATATGATCGCTATTGATACAATCGTCAGTATTAAATCCGGTGACGAGTACGGCGGTAAATACACAGGTAAACTCGGCATCGTTAAAAGATTTACGGATGATCGGGTTGGAGTGGAGTTCGCGGGTCTTAAAAACCACGCAAGTAAATACGGTCTCTTCTGGTTCAATAAAGAGAATATTACGCCTTCACTCTTTGATACCCCGAAGCGAAATGATGGGATTATTCCAGCAGCTCTTGCTAAGGCTTTCCTTAACTTTACTTTTGGAGCGCCACGGGTATCACTCGGTGTAAAGCAGGTCATTTTCAGCGGCCCTAAAACAATCGTATTCTGGATTGACGGAACCAAGACTATCGTTTCTTGCGGTGAGGGCGATAGCAATGATCCCTATGCCGGTTTCTGTGCTGCTGTTACGAAGCGAGTCTTTGGCTCCACTTCTCAGGCAAAGAAGGTCTTGGAAAGGACAAGAAAGGAGACCGCCAAATGAGCACTATTTATTTAGGAGAACGCCAAAGTGGTAAAACCACCATGCTCATCGAAATGTCTGAAAAAACCGGAGCGACTATTGTCGTGGCCACCTATCCGATGGGCAAATACATTCAGATGACTGCGGCTCAGATGGGTAAGAAAATCCCCGTTCCTATCACAGTAACAAATTACATCCGGCTTCTTGCAAGCGGTGGTCTTGGAAGATCTGAGAAGTATCTTGTTGACGAGCTTCAAATGATGCTTCAGCAAATGAATATCGAGGCTGCTACGGTTGACTGCGACTGCATTGAGGTTCTTCGCGGCCAACAGAAAGAAGGTTTGTAATGGCCGGGCTTAAAATGAATGTTGAGTTCCCAACGCGCCTTTGTGAAGTCAACGGTGAACTCGGATATTTTCATCTTTGGGAACAGTGGAGTAATGTCATTGATGCCAGCCCGCTTCGTGGAGGGCATCCTGCTGGTCAGATTGGGCAGGTTTATGGGATCGTCGAATTCAAAGATGGCGTGCGTCGTGTTGATCCGGCATCCATCAAATTCTGCGATGAGGAGAATGCCTCTCTCTGTGCGTTTGTAAAGCATGGCGAAGAACCGAGGAAAGGAGAAAATCATGAACATTGATGAGCTGAGAAAAGCAATATCTTCCGAAGCAACCGAGGAGAATGAGAAACTTAAAGCGGAAAACCAAAGACTTCGTGAGCAGTTTCATAACCTGAATAATGATTATGCTGCTGATATGAAATATCTAATAGCGGACTGTGAAGCACTTTCTAACCGGTGCTTCGCTTTAACAAAAGGAGTCACATGTGTATTCTGCGAGCTCAATAGTTTCAAATGTAAGCACGCAATGAACTTTGACCAGAAGGTAAAAGCTGCTAAGAACATGATGAAGGAGATTAACAATGCTGAAGATTGAAAATGTCGAGGTCGTCGGCTGGGAGGCCGCTATCCGAGGAATGCGGAATCCAAAGAACTCTTGGGCGAAGAGTGATAGCCATTGGGATTATGTGAATCAGGGACCGGAATATCTTACTGTCGCCAACTTTGATGATGCCGATTTTAATATTGGTCCAAACGATAAAAAGCTTATGAGCACCCTCCGCAACGCCGGCACCGATCACCGTAAGTTCATGCGGATGATTACGGTTTATCTTGACATCACCGCCCCACTGTATTGGTGGAAGGAGTTTGACACCTACAAGGTTGGTACGGTTGCCAATTCTTGCTCGACGATGCATAAGATCGCGGCAAAGGAGTTTGACGTAAACGACTTTAGCCATGAGCACATTGAAGAGCTTGACGGCGATGAATATAATATGTCCTATGATTGGCTTCTTCGGACTGTGGATATTCTGAATTACTATCGTAAGAAGTATAATACCGCTTCTGAGAAGCTAAAAAGGGATATTACAGATGCAGAAAGAAAGCATGTACTTGCTCAGCAAAAGCTTTTCTGGTGGCAGATGATCCAGCTCCTGCCGAGCTCTTACAATCAGAAGCGGACGGTCATGCTGAACTATGAGGTTCTGGCGAACATATACAAATCCCGTCGGCATCACAAGCTCGATGAATGGCATACACTTTGCGACTGGATTGAGAGCTTGCCTTATTCGGAGTTGATTACTGGTAAGGAGGAAAAGGCGGATGTTTGATGTCGGAGTAAAAGAAACATTATGTACTCGCTGTGCTCATCGAGACGTTTGCGCACATAAGCAAGACTACCTTGATATTCTCAAAGCAGTCGAAAATGCGACTGTGACCAGAGATACACCCGATGGAAAAATCACATCAAAGAAAGTAATTCATTATGACTTTATCAGTGGGATCTCTGTTGGCTGCAAGTACCACCAAAATTGGACGGAAACCTATCGTTCCGGAGAAGCGATTCTTTGAAACTGCACGAAAAATACACCCCCTATTATGAAAGGAGGTAACGCACAATGAATTATTTTCTGGCAGTTAATGATCGGCAACTCGGCACTTGTTTGAGAATGCTATTTGCTGAAAAACTTCAACCTGCTGTCCAAACCGTGTTGAACGAAAAGGGCAAGATTGAGTTTCACATCAGCATTGCAGCAGATCAGGAAGTATTCGAAGAACTGAACGAACGCTACAAGATCATGATTTCGTAAGTTACTCGATTTCAAAGGTAAAGGGGCCGTAACAAGCCCTTTTACTTTTGTTATATTTGTGGTAACATACTATAAGGAGGCGATGCCGATGAAAATCAAATCCAGAATGTCCTGTCCGGTTCGAAGAAAAGACGGCACATGGACAACTGTCATCAGAGAATTTGAAGAAGATATTCCTGATCTCGGACGGGAAGAACTTATCTGCAACAAATGCGGACGCCCTGATTATCCGAAATGCAAGGAAACGGTTTGTGAAGCCTGGAAATACCACAAATCGAAAAATTAACAGGTTATGTAAGAGCTGAGGTTAAACCTTGGCTCTTATTTTTTTGTGTAAAGGAGAAAAAAATGCTTGCCAGAGAAGCGACAAAAGCGGATATTCAGGCTGTTTATGACCGTCTGCGGGAAGCAAAGGAACAACGTCAGCTTGATATTCAAATAAACCAGGCTATTGCACTGGCAAATCGTAATCACAGGAGGAAAAAATATGACGCCGAACGACTATCAGCAGGCAGCTCTTCGCACTGCTCCAAAAGATTTACCGCCTGACCGACTTCTGCTCAATGGCTTGATGGGTCTGAACGGAGAAGCCGGCGAAGCAATCGATATTTTGAAAAAGCATCTGTTTCAGGGACACGAACTCGACACTGCACATATGGCTAAGGAGCTTGGAGATGTGGCTTGGTACCTCACCGTAAGTGCAAACGCTATTGGGTACGACCTTGAAACCATCATGCAGATGAATGTGGACAAACTGAAAGCCAGGTATCCGGATGGTTTCGACGCTGAACACAGTCTGCATCGCAATCAGGATGATATTTAAGGAGGGTTTTCTATGAATGAACAATTCGGAGAAAAGGTAAAAGCTATTTTTGATAGTATTACCGTTCTTCAGGCAAAAGATAGTGACTTGAAACGAGATAACGCCAACATCAACGGTGACTCCCCTATGGGAGCTATGCTGCAATATGGTGCCAATACCGCTAAGGAGTACAATCTGGAGTATTTGATTAAACCTGCAATTGCAGAACTCCACCGGGATGGTTGGATTCATATACACGATCTTGACTTCTATGCATGGACGACGACCTGCACGCAGATTGAGCTTCGCAAGCTCTTCAAGAATGGATTCAATACCGGTCATGGTCATCTGAGAGCACCAAAAAGCATCGGCTCGTATGCTGCTCTGGCTGCTATTGCCATTCAGTCTAATCAAAATGACCAGCATGGCGGACAGAGTGTCGTGGACTTCGATTATGCTATGGCCGAGGGTGTCCGTTACACCTATCAAAAATACTTGAAAGAAGGTTATGAGATTTGTGAACGCCTCAACAATCTGAAAGATAAAGCATGGATTCTCGACTATGCTATGGAAAAGACTACTCGCGATACTTACCAGGCTATGAAGGGGTTTATTCATAATCTGAATACCATGCATTCCCGTGCCGGCGCTCAGGTTCCGTTCAGCTCTATTAACTATGGCACTGATACTTCTTGGGAAGGGCGTCTTGCTATTGAGCAGCTTCTACTTGCTACAGAAGCAGGGCTCGGTCATGGTGAGACACCAATCTTCCCGATTCAAATTTTCCGTGTCAAAGAAGGCGTCAACTATAATCCAGATGATCCGAACTATGACCTGTTCAAACTGGCGATGAAGGTCAGTGCAAAGCGGCTGTTTCCTAACTTCGCTTTTATTGACGCACCTTTCAATCTCCAGTATTACAAGCCCGGTCGTCCTGAAACGGAGGTTGCCTACATGGGCTGCCGTACTCGTGTAATGGGTAATATTTATGACCCGTCTCGTGAGATCGCTCCCGGCAGAGGTAATCTGAGTTTCACTTCTATCAATCTTCCGAGACTTGCTATTGTGGTCGATGGCGATATTCCTCAGTTTTTCAAACTGCTTGACGGAATGCTCGACAAAACCATGCAGCAGCTTCTCGATCGATATGAGATTCAAGCGTCAAGAGTAGTTAGAAACTTTCCGTTCCTCATGGGAGAAGGCGTATGGATGGACTCTGACAAGCTTAGACTGGACGATGAGGTTGGAGAGGTGCTGAAACACGGAACCCTCTCTATCGGTTTCTGTGGGCTTGCAGAGTGCCTTGTGGCTTTGACAGGGCATCATCATGGTGAAGATGAAGCATCTCAGGAGCTTGGTCTGCGAATTGTAGGTTATATTCGGAACTATTGTGATGAGAAAAGCAAGCAGTTTGGTATGAATGTAACATGTCTTGCTACTCCTGCTGAAAGCTTAGCCGGACGATTACTTAGAGCTGACCGAAAAGAATTTGGTATTATTAAGGGAGTTACCGATCGTGACTACTACACTAACAGTTTTCATGTTCCGGTCTATTATCATCTCCCGGCTCTTAAGAAGATCGACATTGAAGCTCCATACCATGCTCTCACCAACGCCGGTCATATTTCCTATGTAGAACTGGACGGTGATCCGACCAAAAACCTGGCTGCTTTTGAGCGTGTTGTAAGACACATGAAAGAAGCTGGTATTGGTTACGGAAGCATCAATCATCCTGTAGACCGAGATCCTGTCTGCGGTTATAACGGAATTATCAATGATACATGCCCCTGCTGCGGACGGAGCGAAGCCGATGGAGTTCCGTTCGAACGCATCCGTCGTATCACTGGATATTTGGTCGGAACTCTTGATAAGTGGAATGATGCTAAGCGTGCGGAGGAGCGAGATCGTGTCAAACATGAAGTTGATTCGAATTTCGGGGATTGAACCGGAGTCTATTGTTGACGGGGAAGGAATCCGGTATGTGATATTCGCACAGGGTTGTCCACATCATTGCCCCGGCTGCCACAATCCTCAAACTCACCCGTTCGGTGGCGGAAAGCTCGTACTAATTGAAGATATACTCGATGATATTTCCAAAAGAAAAGATTGGATAGATGGTATCACCATTTCCGGAGGCGAACCGTTCTGTCAGATTTACCAGTGTGCTCTGATCGCTGAAAAAGCTCATCAAATGGGGCTCAGCGTTTGGTGTTACACTGGTTATCTTTTTGAAGACTTGTACAGGCAAGGCATCGAGCTTCTTAAACATATTGATGTACTCGTTGACGGCCCGTTCGTACAGGCTGAAAAATCGTTGGAGCTTGATTTCAGAGGAAGCCGTAACCAGCGAGTAATTGATATTCCGGAAAGCTTGAAAGAAGGCGTAGCAATCTTGAAACAAACTTAGAAGAAAGGAGTACCTGCATCATGGCGAACACTACTAATCCTCGACGAAATGCCGAAGGATATTCTGACCCGACCGCTTACGAAGCCCTCAAGAACATTGAGCGTGAAGAAGACGAAAGATTTCATAGGCTGCTGCATACACTGTTTTACTTGTGTGAGTTGGCTGACTTTGAGATCGAAGGTCGGATTATTCTGGTTGATAAACGGAACGGACGGGTTTGGAGATGAGAGAAATGAGTCCGTACATACTTGAAAATTGTGTAAATTTTAGCCCACTTTTGTTTGGCGGATTCGGGCGAAAGCCCACTTTTGAAAAAATTTTTGAGCGTGTACGGACAATTTTCTTGAAAAAAGCCCAGAAAAAGTGGGCAAAAGCCCGGTTTTGAAAACTAAAAGTGGGCAGAAAAATTCGGAGGCATTTTCTAAAAATGGCACTTTTTGGGCGTTTTTTGCCCCAAAATGGCCGATTTGCGCCGATTTGAAATTTTTCTTGTGAAAAAAGCCCACTTTCCCACTTTTATTTCTTATTTAATTGCGATAAAAAGTTATATGAAATATATAAATAGGGCGAGAAAAGTGGGCATTTGGCCAGAGGTCGGAATACATAGCACAAGTAGACGAAAATGTCAAGACTTTTTACCGAAAGTTCTTCCTTTTTCTTTTAGGCTGTGCTATACTATAAGAGCCACACAATCTAATATGTTCAAGTCGTTTAGGGAAAACTGCTTTGGTAAAAAGTGTTTTCTCTCTTTACTCATTTCATTTGTCCCTTTGCGGCTTGATTGAGATTGTGTGGCAACAATGAGGGTTGACACTTTTTCGGTGCGTCTCTCGTTGTGGGGGCGCACTTTTTTAATGCCCTCGGAAAGGATGGGATAATGAGATGAGAAAGTTCTTGGCAGCGTGCATGGCGATTGTCATGATATTTATGATTGCAGGTTGTAGTTCAGAGGGACATGAAGGTGAAGCTAAAACTCCGTCAGGTTCCAGTATTCAAAAAGGCAAGGATTATCAAAAAGTAGTTGACGAGTTTGAAAGTAGTGGCTTCACAAACATCAAGCTTGAAAAACTTGACGACCTTGTTACTGGTTGGCTTACAAAAGACGGTGAGGTCGAATCTGTTTCCGTGGATGGCGATACTGGATACTCTGCTGATGCTTGGTATCCGGCTGATGTCGAGGTTATAATCACATATCACACATTCCCGGAAAAAGAAACTTCTGAAACAGACAGTGAATCCGTTTCAACCGAAGCGCCCGCTATTGATATTTTGACAGTAGATAATTCTCCGGAATTGGCAGCAATACTTTCTCTTAAAGCAGATATGGACCAATCGTATGCTGATTTTGCAGAGGCTCATAAGAACCAGGTTATTGAGTTTAATGGCTGCATTACATATCTTACAAACCACGATAACTACGACACTCGATATGATTTGCTAATCAGTGCGGGAGACTATGTGAATGAAAATACTGCAAACCCTGGTCCAACTTTTAAGTTTAAGGATGTTGGGGTATATGATTTAGGAGACGGACTTACGCTTGCTTATTATATCAAAGTCGGCAGCAATGTAAGAATACAGGCTAAAGTGCGGAGCTACAATTCTGATACCGGTCTCTTTGAACTTGATCCAGTAAGTGTAGAAGCTCGATAACAAACAACTTTATATTTGACCGAGATGCTTAAACGGTGTCTCGGTCTTTTTTTATGTCTTTTTCCGCCGCGCGAAAAATACATTCCCTTTTATGAAGAGAGGAGTAAAAAAGCTATTTTTAAGAATAGACATTCTCTTTTCAGTTTTGAAAAACTACATGAAAGGAGGCTCATTTGCCAATGCTCGAAAGTCAATTTCAATCGAAGCTCATTAAGGAGCTTAAGAAACTTTTTCCGGGTTGCATCGTGATGAAAAGCGACTCTGGATATTTACAGGGCATTCCTGATCTGCTTATTCTGTTCAATGACAAATGGGCTGCTCTGGAATGTAAACAACACGCTGGTGCAAAAAAGCAACCGAACCAAGAATATTATGTGGGCAAGATGGACGAGATGTCTTTTTCCAGATTTATTTGCCCCGAGAACAAGGAGGAAGTGCTGCATGATCTTCAACAATCATTCCAATCTTGAAGGGCAACACGCTTTTCTTGGTGCCAGCAAGTATCATTGGATTAACTATGATGAAACAAAAGTAGCCGATGCTTATTCAAAGTTTTTGGCCACACAGCGAGGAACCGTTCTACATGACTTTGCATGTCAATGTATCACTTTGGGGCAAAAACTCCCCAAGTCACAGAAAACATTGAACATGTATGTCAATGACGCAATTAGTTTTCGTATGGTGCCTGAACAGATTCTGTTCTATTCAGAAAATTGCTTTGGCACCGCCGATACGATTGTGTTCCGGAATGGCACTCTTCGTATTCATGATTTGAAGACCGGTGTCGTGCCGGCGCACATGGAGCAGCTTGAAATATATGCTGCTCTTTTTTGTTTGGAATACAAGGTGAAGCCATCAGAAATCGAGATGGAGCTTCGTCTGTATCAGAACAATGAAATTCTGTATCACACACCTACCGCCGAAGATATTGTTCCGATTATGGACAAGATTATTACCTTCGACAAGGTTATTAGAAAAATCAAAGAACAGGAGGGTTAAACCATGAGTCTCACGGATGATATTTTAATGCATTACGGTATGCCCAGAAGGTCTGGTCGTTATCCTTGGGGTTCGGGTGATAACCCTTATCAGCACAGCGGTGATTTTCTTTCCCGTGTAGAAGAACTGAAAAAGTCCAATTTCACCTTTACCGATAAAGATGGAAAAACCTACACGGGAGAAGTAGCTATTGCAAAATCTATGGGCCTGAGTACAACCCAATTTCGTACCCAGATGAGCCTCGCAAAGGATGAACGCCGTTCAGCTGATGTTGCTACGGCTAAAGCTCTTCGTGCTAAAGGTTATAGCTTAAATGAGATTGCTGATAAGATGGGTTTTGCCAATGATTCTTCGGTTCGTTCACTTTTGAATGAGAGCTCTGAGGCTCGTATGAATCAGGCGAAACAGACCGCTGAATTTCTGAAAAAACAGATTGCGGAAAAAGGTATGATCGATGTCGGAACCGGAGTCGAAAGAGAGCTTGGTATCTCGAAAGAGAAAATGAACCAGGCTCTTTATATTTTGGAAATGGAAGGCTATCCCATCTATGGCGGCGGCGTCCCTCAGGTAACAAACCCTGGTAAGCAGACAAACATCAAGGTTCTCTGCCCTCCAGGAACAGAGCATAAAGAAATTTATAATTTCGAGAATGTTCATTCCGTCAGAGACTATGTATCGCATGATGACGGCGAGACTTTCGATAAGTTCGTATATCCTAAAAGCATGGATTCAAGCCGCTTGAAAATTCGTTATGCAGAAGATGGCGGTATCCAGAAAGATGGTGTCATTGAAATTCGTCGTGGTGTAGACGACTTATCTCTTGGCGATTCCCATTATGCGCAGGTTCGTATCCTGGTCGACGGCAATAGATATTTGAAAGGTATGGCTGTCTATTCTGATGATCTTCCTGATGGTGTGGACGTAATGTTCAATACCAATAAGAAAAAAGGCACCCCGACATCGGATGTTCTGAAGAAGGTCAAGGACGACCCTGACAATCCGTTCGGTTCACTTATCAAAGCCGGTGGGCAGAGCTATTACATCGATGCTGATGGCAAACGACAGCTTTCCCTTATCAATAAGCGTGCCGAAGAGGGCGACTGGGGTGAATGGGCGGATAAACTCCCATCCCAGTTTCTTTCTAAGCAGAGTTTGAGTCTGGTCAATAAACAGCTGAACTTGGCGGCATCTGATAAGATGGCTGAATTTGATGAAATCTGCTCACTGACAAATCCGACGGTTAAAAAATCATTACTGAAATCCTTTGCGGATGATTGTGACTCTGCTGCTGTGCACCTTCAGGCAGCTGCTCTTCCTCGTCAGAAATATCAGGTGATCCTACCTATCACTTCGATGAAAGACAATGAAGTGTATGCCCCGAATTACAAGAATGGTGAAACAGTAGCTCTGGTTCGTTACCCCCATGGCGGAACCTTTGAGATTCCTATCCTTACAGTGAATAACAAGCAGGCAGAGGCTCGTCGAATCCTTGGCAACACACCTAAAGATGCAATCGGTATTAACAGTAAGGTTGCGGAACGGCTTTCAGGTGCTGACTTTGATGGTGATACTGTCATGGTCATCCCCTGTAACTCTGGTAAAAGCAAGGTCAAGATTACTTCCACTCCTCCTCTGAAGGGACTTGAAGGATTTGACCCAAAATTGGAGTATGGTGGAAAACCGGCTGGCACTTTCAAGCCTATGAAGAACACACAGAAAGAGATGGGTGTCATTTCTAATCTGATTACCGATATGACTTTGAAGGGTGCCACGCAGGATGAGCTTGCAAGAGCCGTTCGCCATAGCATGGTAGTTATCGATGCCGAAAAACACAAGCTGGACTATAAGCAAAGTGAGATCGACAATGGCATCAGCTCTTTGAAAAAGAAGTATCAGGGTACAGTTGATGAGGATGGAAGATACCATGAGGGTGCTTCGACTCTGATTTCCCGTGCTAAGTCTGAGACTTCCATTATCAAGAGGCAAGGTAGCCCAAAAATCGACGAAAAAACTGGTGAATACATATGGAAAGATGTAGATGACCCTGTTTACGTTGATAAGCGAACTGGCAAGGTCAAAGAGCGTACTCAGCCCAGCACTAAGATGGCTGAGGCAAAGGATGCCTACACCCTGGTGTCCGAAGCTGATACCCCCGTGGAGCGTGCTTATGCTAACTATGCCAACAAAATGAAAGCCCTGGGCAACCAGGCTCGTCTTGAGATCCTCTCCACTGGGAAAGTACCCTACTCCGCCACTGCAAAAGAGACCTATCAAGCTGAGGTCGATTCTCTGAATGCTAAGCTCAATGTAGCTCTGAAGAATGCACCCAGAGAAAGGCAGGCTCAGACTATGGCTAATGCGGTAGTGGCTGCTAAAAAGCAGGACAATCCGGATATGACAAAGGGCGAGCTCAAGAAAGCAAGCCAGCAGGCGCTTACTCAGGCTCGTGCCTCTGTTGGTGCAAAGCGAGAGACCATCAAGATTACTGACCGTGAATGGGAAGCAATTCAAGCTGGCGCTATTAGCGAGAATAAGCTTACCCAAATCATCGACAATGTGGACATTGACAGTCTTAGACAGCGTGCAACACCGAGAGCGACAACAACTCTCAGCACTGCAAAGCAGAATAAGATCGCTTCCATGAATGCTTCTGGCTACAGCACATCGGAAATTGCTGAGGCTCTTGGTATTTCAACAAGCACAGTGTCTAATTACTTGAATTGAAAGGAGTGACTGGTATGAATGATTCTTGTGCCCTTACCACATTTGACAATCCTTACAATCCATTTGAACAGTTCTCCGATTGGTTCCTGTTTGATGTAGAAAAGGGTTACAACACTTGCGCTTATCTCGATCGAATTGCTCACACTTCTGACCAATTCTCTGAAGAAGAGAACAATCAAGAGATTGAAAGAGCGATTGACGAGATCATTCGTTACGACTTCATGAACATTTACAAGAAAGTTAAGAGAACGAAAACAACAAAAGCAGACAAGGCTTGAACTATAGGTTGAGGTCTAATGCTCTTTGAATAAAATTTTTGTTTTCTTTTCTGAAAATATTTGAACTTGAAGTCAGCATAAACAAATTATCACTTGATCTGCACTACTGCCGCTGGGCTTAAAGGCATGGGGAGGGGTCTCCAAAATCGCACCCCCTACCTCATCGCGGCGGTCTTAAAAAAATCTCCGGAGGGATATTTTGGGAATGGGGCTTACCCCCTCGGGTGCAGTATTTGAACGAGCTTACAGGGTTGAAGCATTTTCCATAAAGTGTGAACATCTCCTTTCATGTTTCTTTTCTCCTTTCGGTGATTGGTGGAAATTCAGCTCTGTAAGTTCTTTCAAATACTGCGCCTATTCTCACCTAAAAGAGTATCGCTTTGGATAGAAAGTGCAGCACAAGTATGCGGATATGGCGGAACTGGCAGACGCAATAGACTCAGAATTTATTGGAGGTAACTCCGTGCAGGTTCAACTCCTGTTATCCGCACCAAAATTTTTAAGAGAGGAGGCAGTGCTAATGCCAAAAGGTAAAGCTGCAAGCTCTTCCGACTCAAACAGCCCATTGAGACCACCGACATCTCTCGAAGCGCAAGAGAACTTAATGATTTCTTTGGCGGTTCAATGTGCTGAAAAGCAGCTCAGAGACGGAACTGCTTCTTCTCAGGTCATAACGCATTATTTGAAACTTGGTTCCAGTAAGGAACGAATCGAAAAGGAGATTCTGGAGAAGCAGAAAGAGCTTATCGAAGCGAAGACTAAGAATCTAAATTCCAATAGTGAAGCCAAAGAGTTGTACAACAAGGCTCTTGAAGCGTTTAGAAGATATTCAGGTGCAGGCGGTGATGACGATGAATATTAAAACTTATTCAGAGTTGATTACACTGCCGACATTTGAAGAACGGTTTTGTTATTTGAAACTCGATGGCTCTGTTGGGAAAGAGACTTTCGGTTTTAAGCGCTGGCTGAACCAAGAGTTCTATCATTCTGACAAGTGGTTGAAATTCAGAGATGAAATTATCATTCGTGATGAAGGTTGCGATCTCGGCGTACCGGGTTATGAAATCTTTGGCTCAATATTGATTCATCATCTGAATCCCATCACTTATGAAGACCTGTTGAATCAGAGTCCATGTGTCTTCGATCCGGAGAATGCAATATGCACCAAGTTGAATACGCATAATGCCATTCACTATAGTGATGAGAGTTTGTTACTTCTCCCTCCAGTACAACGCACACAAAACGATACATGCCCTTGGCGAAAATAATGAAAGGAGAAACACCCAATGGAAAATAAAATCTATGAAAATTCCATTCTTGATGAACAGACCGAAAACATCAAGGAGCAGGAAGTTGGGCTTTGCGAAGATGCGGCTCGGAATGTGATCGGTGTTGTTACTGATTGCCTGAAGCTGAACATTCGTGAAAAGCCGAGTAAGGATTCCAGAGTAGTAACGGTTGTGACATGCCTTGACGAATTGGAAATTGACATGGGCGATTCCAATGATGATTGGTACGCTGTCTGTACTGCTACCGGTATCGAAGGATTCTGCATGAAGAAATTTGTAGCCGTCAGGCAGTAAGGAGAAAACGATATGGACAGTATACTGACATCGATAAAAAAGCTGCTCGGAATTGCTGAAGAGTATGAGCACTTTGACCCGGACATCGTCATGTACATCAATTCGGCATTCTCAGTCTTGACGCAGCTCGGTGTTGGTCCTGAAGGAGGATTCCGTATCGAAGATGCAAGTAAGACCTGGTCTGAATTCCTGTACGATGATCCTCGTCTTGAATTTGCAAAAACCTTTATCTACCTGAAGGTAAGACTGGCGTTCGACCCGCCGTTGAGTTCGGCAGTGATGGAAGCAATTAACCGACAAATCAGCGAGCTTGAGTGGCGCATCAATGTGACAGTCGACCCTGATTAAAAACGAGAGGAGGATTTCAAAATGGATAATACAGCACTTTCCCATCATGGCATCATCGGTATGAAATGGGGCGTCCGACGCTATCAGAACAAAGATGGCAGCCTGACGAATGCAGGCCAAAAAAGATACAACAGTGATAATACCAAGCAGCTTGAAAAAGAGTATGGAAAACTCGAAGATCAGTTGACATACGGGAAAAATACAAATGCTAAGAAAAATGCGGAATTGATGAAGCGTATGTCTGAGATCGAAAAGAAAATGTCGGCTCAGACAAAAGAAGCTTCTGCTCATGAGGACTATAGTAAAGCTCATAGCAGTAAGAGCGTTAAGTCTATGAGCGATGCAGAACTCCGCAACCGATTGAACCGTCTTCAGATGGAGAAACAGTACAGTCAGTTGTCCTCGGCTGATGTGAATCGCGGAAAGGAATATGTATCGAAAACCCTGAAAGTCGCCGGTACAATTGCAACCGCTACTTCGACTGCCCTAACTATTTACAATAACTATGGCAAGATCAAAGAAATTGTAAATGGTATGGCTAAGAAGGCTGGTTAAGGAGGTACTTATGGCATTATCAAACACTGCCATTCCCAAGTATTATGGCATGTTTCGTGATGCCGTAATTCGAGGGGAGATTCCGGTTTGTAAAGAGATCTCCATGGAGATGAACCGTATCGATGATCTCATCGCTAATCCGGGTGTGTACTACGACGACCAAGCTGTTGAGGGTTGGATCGCTTATTGCGAATCAGAGCTTACTTTGACGGATGGCTCTGACCTTAGTCTTTTGGATAGCTTCAAACTTTGGGGCGAACAGATCTTTGGCTGGTACTACTTCGTTGAACGAAGCGTATATCAGCCAAACCCAGATGGTCATGGTGGGCATTATGTTCGCAAGAATGTAAAGAAACGGCTAATCAACAAACAGTATTTGATCGTCGCACGAGGCGCTGCCAAATCAATGTATGGCTCAACTCTGCAAGGCTATTTCCTGAATGTTGACACCTCTACTACTCATCAGATCACCACCGCCCCTACAATGAAGCAAGCGGAGGAGGTCATGTCCCCTCTTCGTACTGCCATCACCCGTTCGAGAGGACCGTTGTTTCAGTTCTTGACAGAAGGCTCTTTACAAAACACAACTGGTTCCAAAGCGAATCGTACAAAGTTAGCCTCTACAAAAAAGGGTGTTGAAAACTTCCTTACGGGTTCGCTTCTTGAGGTCAGACCTATGAGCATCAATAAGCTTCAGGGTCTACAGATCAAGGTTGCGACCGTTGATGAGTGGCTTTCCGGTGACATTCGAGAAGATGTTATCGGTGCAATTGAGCAGGGTGCATCCAAGGTGAATGACTACATCATCGTTGCAATCAGTTCGGAAGGTACGGTTCGTAACGGAAGCGGCGACACCATCAAAATGGAGTTGATGGACATCCTTAAGGGTGACTACATCAATCCCCACGTTTCGATTTGGTGGTACAAGCTTGACTCCATTGACGAAGTCGGAGACCCGGAAATGTGGCTCAAGGCTAATCCGAATCTTGGAAAAACCGTAAGCTATGAAACTTATCAGCTTGATGTTGAAAGAGCTGAAAAAGCTCCAGCTGCCCGAAACGATATTCTTGCGAAGAGATTTGGACTGCCTATGGAGGGTTACACCTATTACTTCACTTACGAAGAAACTCTTCCGCATCGAAAGAGGGACTACTGGCAGATGCCTTGTTCCCTTGGTGCAGACTTATCGCAGGGCGATGACTTCTGCGCATTTACATTCTTGTTCCCTCTGCCAAACGGTTCTTTTGGCATCAAGACACGAAACTATATTACCTCTACAACTTTAATGAAGCTGCCTGCTGCTATGCGGATCAAATACGATCAATTCATGGCGGAGGGCAGTTTAATTGTTTTAGAGGGTGCCGTACTTAACATGATGGATGTCTATGAAGATTTGGACAACCATATTCAGGAGTGTGGGTACGATGTTCGATGTCTTGGGTTTGACCCTTATAACGCAAAAGAATTTGTGGCGAGATGGGAATCTGAAAACGGTCCGTTTGGAATCGAGAAAGTTATTCAGGGCGCTAAAACCGAATCGGTTCCGCTTGGAGAGCTGAAAAAGCTTTCTGAAGAAAGAATGCTTATCTTCGATGAGGATCTCATGACCTTTGCTATGGGTAACTGTATTACCCTTGAAGATACAAACGGAAACCGTAAACTTTTGAAGAAGCGATACGAGCAGAAAATCGATGCTGTCGCGGCAATGATGGACGCTTATATTGCTTATAAACTCAATCGAGACGCATTTGAATAAGGAGGTGGTCAAGTTGGATGAGATGTACCATCATGGTATTCTCGGTCAGAAATGGGGCGTTCGCCGTTTCCAGAACAAAGACGGCACTTTGACCGCAGCCGGTCAAAAGCGTTTGGAAAAGAAAGACGCAAAGTGGGCTCATAAAAATCACGACAAAATCGTATCTAAAGCCCGCAAAGATGTTTCCAAAGAACTCGATCAGTATGCCAATCAACTATTGAAAAATCCTTCTTCTGTGACATCGAAAGGTAAGATCAGTTCTTCGGCTATCAATTCCTATAATCGGAAAATGGCTGAGTTGATGAATGAGTCCGTTAAAAATGTTACCGCACCTTCGGGGCGTGTCGTTCAGTTCGTTGCAAAACGAGGCGAAGTCGGCGTGCATATGGCTTTGGCCGACAGAGGCTATGATATGCAGCAGCTGAAGAATGGCATTTGGGCTTCCGGCCGGGTTGCCTACAAGAAGAAAAATGTTGATATGGTTTAAGGAGGTGATGATTCAAAATGGAGATGTCTTTTGGTTCCAGACTGAAACATGCTTGGAATGCGTTTACCGGCAATGTTCAAATGAACTACCGGGATTTGGGTATGAGCTATTCATATCGAGCTGACAGACCAAGAATGTCCAGAGGCAATGAAAGATCAATCGTCACATCGGTTTATAACCGAATTGCGCTTGATGTTGCTGCACTGAATATTCAGCATGTTCGTTTGGACGAAAATGGGCGTTTTCTTTCGGTCATCGATGACGGATTGAATAATTGCCTCACTTTGGAAGCGAATGTCGATCAGACGGCACGGTCGTTCGTTCAGGATGTAGTTATCTCTATGTTTGATGAAGGAAGCGTGGCTATTGTTCCGGTCGATACAACGACTGATCCTAATGTGTCCGGTTCGTATGACATTCAGTCTCTTCGTGTCGGACAAATTTTAGACTGGTATCCGCAGCATATTCGCGCTCGTGTGTACAACGAACAAACGGGCAGAAAAGAAGATATTGTGGTGCCGAAAAGTGCAGTGGCTATCATTGAGAATCCACTGTACGCAGTTATCAATGAGCCAAATTCTACTATGCAGCGGCTCATTCGTAAACTTAACCTACTTGATGTCATTGATGAGCAAAGCGGATCTGGAAAACTCGATTTGATTATTCAGCTTCCTTATGTAATCAAGACAGAAGCAAGGCGTCAACAGGCCGAAAATCGGCGTAAAGATATAGAAAACCAGTTGTCAGGTTCAAAGTATGGTATTGCTTACACTGACGGTACTGAGCATATCACACAGTTGAATCGTTCCGTGAACAACAACCTGATGTCCCAGATTGAATACTTGACGAGTATGCTATACAGCCAGTTGGGAATCACTCAGAGCATTTTGGATGGAACAGCGGACGAGAAGACAATGCTGAACTATAACAACCGGACAATCGAGCCGATCATTTCCGCTATTGTTGATGAGATGAAACGAAAGTTTCTGACCAAAACTGCCCGATCACAACACCAGTCAATTTCATTCTTCAGAGACCCGTTCAAACTGGTTCCTGTCAATGATATTGCTGAAATTGCTGACAAGTTTACGAGAAATGAAATCATGACTTCGAATGAAATTCGTCAGGTAGTCGGCATGAAACCCTCTGAGGACCCGAGAGCAGATGAACTCAGAAATAAGAACCTGAGTGCGCCGTCCGGTTCCAATCAGCAGTCGGAAGAAATGCCTATCGCCGAAGTTGATTCAGTTGGAGACTCAGCAAGTGATTTGGACGACAAAATCTCTAAGCAAAAATCGAAAAAGTAAGGAGGAAATTCAAAATGAGTAGACCTTTTTCGGTTGAGGCTTGTGATTTCAGCGGCTGGGCAACCCGAAACGACCTTAAGTGTTCTGATGGACGAGTAATTCGTCGGGACGCCTTTAAGAATAACGACGGTATTAAAGTCCCGCTGGTCTGGAATCATCAGCACAACAGTCCTCGCGATGTTCTCGGTCATGCATGGCTTGAGAACCGTGAGGAAGGTGTTTACACCTACGGCTTTCTCAATGACACCGCTGATGGCGAAATTGCGAAGGTCCTTATTAAGCACGGTGACATCTGTGCTCTGTCCATTTACGCCAATCAGCTTCAGCAGGCTGGTTCTGATGTGCTGCATGGCTGTATTTGCGAGGTGAGCCTGGTGCATAAGGGCGCTAACCCCGGTGCATTTATCGATTCTATGCTGAAGCACGGCGAAATGTCCGATGATGAGGCTATCATCTATACCGGAATGCCTCTCTGTCTTTCTCATTCTGCTGAGTCCAAGGATGAACCGAAGGAAGAGGAAAAGAAGAAGGATACCAAAGAGGATAAGCCTGCTGAAGACAAGGAAGAGAAGAAGGATAATGAGGAGACGATTGCTGATGTGATCGATTCCATGTCCGAGAAACAGCAGAATGTCATGTATGCACTTATTGCACAGGCTCTCGAAGGCGAACCCGAAAAGGAATCCAAGGATGATTCCGACAACAAATCTGAATCCAATAAGGAGGATAAAACAATGAAACACAATGTCTTTGACAACGATCAGCAGAAGAATACCGAGGTTCTGTCTCATGCTGACCAGGCAAGCATCATTTCTATGGCTAAGTCCAACAGTGTCGGCAGTCTTCGTACTGCTATAGACATTTATGCAGAGCAGAATCCTGACAGCGTTCTGGCTCATGGTATCGACGGTATTGAAACCCTGTTCCCTGAGTACAAGGATGTCCGTCCGGGTGCTCCCGAACTGCTTACCACTGACCAGGGTTGGGTGAATGAGGTTCTGAAGAAGGTTCATAAGAGCCCCATTTCTCGTATCCGTACTCGTCAGGCTGACCTGCGTAACATTGAGGCTCTTCGTGCTAAGGGTTACAAGAAGGGTGCCCAGAAGGGTTATGTCGGCAACATTCAGCTGCTCCACAGAACGACTGATCCTCAGACCGTGTATGTAAAGAGCAAGCTTGACCGTGACGATATCATCGATATTCAGGACTTTGATGTTGTGCAGTATCTGTATGGCATTGACCGTATGAACCTGAACGAGGAACTGGCTACGGCTATCATGATCGGCGACGGTCGCGAGGTTGGTGCTGATGGTAAGATCGCTGAGGATAAGATCCGCCCGATCTGGCTGGATGACGAGCTGTATACCATTCATGCTGATGTCGACATTGCCGGCATGAAGACTACGCTCCAGGGCACCAATACTTCCGCCAATTTTGGCGAGAATTACATCTATGCGGAAGCTGTGATCCAGTCTCTGCTGTATGCTCGTGAGAAGTACAAGGGCTCCGGCACTCCCGACTTCTACTGCACGCCCCATCTGGTCAATGTCATGCTGCTTGCCCGTGACCTGAATGGTCGTCGCATTTATGACAAGGTCAGTGATCTGGCTGCTGCTCTGAATGTTGGTCAGATCATCACTGCCGAACAGTTCGAGGGCAAGACTCGTACTACCACGGACAGCAAGACCAAGAAGCTTCTGGGACTGATGGTCAACCTGGCTGATTACTCCCTGGGTGCTACCAAGGGTGGCGAAATCACTCACTTCACTGATTTCGATATCGACTTCAACCAGGAAAAGAGCCTGCTGGAGACTCGTTGCTCCGGCGCCAATACTCGCGTCATGTCCGCCATTGCTCTGGAAGAGGATGTCACTGCCACTATTGGCGGCTAAATTCAGCGAGGAGTGAAAATTCAAAATGGCTAAATTTTATGGAGTAATTGGCTACGCTGTAACAGAAGAGACTAAGCCGGGTGTTTGGACGGAGAAGATCGTTGAGCGTATGTACTATGGTGATTTAACCCGTAACACCCGTAGGCTTCAGTCTGCGGAACAACTCAACGACAACATCAATGTTGCGAATGAGATCAGTATCGTAGCCGATCCATTTGCCAATGAGAATTTTCATTCGATGAGGTATGTTGAGTTTATGGGTGCTAAATGGAAAGTCACAAGTGTCGAAGTTCAGTACCCAAGACTTATACTGACTATGGGAGGTGTATACAATGGCGAGCAGGCTTAATCTGCAAACTTTCCTGGAAAAAATCCTTGAAAGCAGAAATGTGTATTTTCAACCTCCTGAGTCGGTAAAAATGAAATACCCCGCTATCGTTTATGCACTTGATGATATCGAAAATGTGCACGCCGATAACGGGGTTTATTCATCTCACAGGCACTATTCAGTCACTATTATTGACTCTGACCCGGATAGTGAGCTTGTCGGTAAGGTGGTTTCTATACCTACCTGCCGATTTGAACGATATTATGCAAGCGAGAATCTGAATCACTGGAATTTCTCGCTCTATTTCTGATAAGGAGGAATATCTTTATATCCAAAATCATTTGGGATAAAACTGGCGAGCGCCTGTACGAAACCGGCTGTGACCATGGCGTTCTCTATCCGATGCAGACCGGCGGCGTTTATAACAGGGGCGTCGCATGGAATGGTCTGCCTGCCGTTACCGAGAGTCCTTCCGGGGCCGAGGCTTCCCCGATTTACGCTGACAACATCAAGTATGTCAACCTGGTTTCTAACGAGGAGTTCGGCGCTACTGTCGAGGCATATATGTACCCCGATGAGTTTGCCGAGTGTGATGGTTCCGTTGAGATCATGCCCGGTATGTACGCCGGTCAGCAGTCCCGTAAGACTTTCGGCTTGGCATATCGTACCATTCTGGGTAACGATACCGATCTGAACGATTACGGTTATAAGCTGCATCTGGTTTATGGTTGTTTGGCAGCGCCTTCTGAAAAGGGGTACAGCACTGTCAACGACAGTCCTGAGGCGGCTACTCTGTCTTGGGAAATCAGCACCACGCCTGTCTCTATCAACAAGCTGGTCAACGGTAAGAAGCTGAAGCCGACTGCCACCCTGACCTTTGACTCCACTAAGTTTAGTGCCGAGTTCATGACTCAGCTGGAAGAGATCCTGTACGGTAAGGACCCGACCACCGATGGCGG